GTCCGACGCCGACAAGGCCAAGGCGGTCGGATACGCCTATGAATACGCCAAGGTCAAGGGCAAGCAGGCGGTGAGTGATTACAAGGTGTCCGACAGCAGCGTTGCCAAGGGCATGATGCAGAGTGTTATGCCGCCGGAGACCTACATCCTCTACAAGGTCAATGCGGACAGGGACGACAATGCCCGTGTGGATTATGTGGAATCCGCGCAGACGCTCCTCGAGCTGTCCGGCATGACGAACGCACAGCGGGGCAAGGCGTGGCAGGAAAAGAACAGCACGACGAACGCGGCAAAGAATCCCTTTACGGGCGCACTGGCGGACGCGGGCGTTTCGCCGCGGACGGCGGTCAAGGTCCTCGACAAATACCGCACGCTGAACAATGCCGACGGCAAGGCCAAGGACAAGACGGCGGAGTTTCAGCAGTATTTGCACGAGCTCGGCTTCGATGCGGCGCAGATGGCTGCCGCGCGGGATACCTTCTCGTTCTATACGAGCGTTCCGGCAAAGTGGAAGTGAGGGAAAGAGAAAAGCGGGGCGAAAGCCCTGCTTTTCGTTTGTTTACTATCCAATCGAGATGTTCTCAGGAAGTAACCGGTCTGAAGGAATTACAATAGGCGTTATACCAGTTGCAAGACTTACTTGAGAGATCAATGCTTGCGCATAGGGAAAGAGTTCATAATAACACCTAATGTGAATTTCCTTTTTCATTTCATCATTTACAATCGAATCCGTTTCAAAAACGCCTTCCAGTGTAGCAGAGATATGAAATATCTGTGGATCATCCATCGCCTCGGCTATTTGAACAAGGGTTGCCTTACAGTGCTTCGTGTCGGCGGCATATTCAATATGAAAATTGTATTTGAGCCCAAGATCAAGCCGCCCTTCTTCCTTGTCTTTGGTAGGAGGCACGTTATTATGAAGCTCAAAGTCTTTTGTTCTTTGCTGCAACAGACGTACGTTAACCATATAAATACTCCTAACTTCTCACATTGGGTCTGTTAATTAAATGCATTGTTTGGAGAGACGTCATGCAAGTAATTTCGTTATTGGTGCTATAAGATGCTCCGCTTATGAACTTTTGCCCAATCCACTCTGTAAGGCCACTAACTTTTTCAGAGACAAATCCGAGAATAATATTTTCTTTATTGTGCGCAACAACGGCATCGTTGATGTATTGATTCAAGCTAATGCCGTCTTTTTTTGCCAACTTTGCAGCCATTGCGTGGACAGAAGGGGCAATACGTAAGGTCAGTTTTCCACTATACGCTTGGGCTTTTTCGATGGCAACATCAGGAATTGGGATTCCAACCTCTGCGGCAGTTTCCAGCCATGCAGTTTCGTTTTCGGCAAGCTCGCTAATGGCCTCCTCCATGGTTTCACCCTGTCCAACACATCCATCCAACTGCGATGTTGCAACCCAATAGATGTGCTGCTCGTTCATCATTTGAACTACTTTGAACGGGTACTTCATTGCTATTCCTCCTTGCTACTGAGAAGCCGCTTCAATTTCCTCGAAAAGTTTTTTCAACTCAGTGATGTACGCCTCTTTCACAAACTTTCCGTGTTCCGGAATGGGGATGATCTTAACCGGTTTTTTTGAAACGACAATAATCGGGTGCTTTCCGCCAGACTTTACGTCACAACCGTAATGCTTGGCGATACGCCTCACCTCATCGTATGTAATGTCGTTCCGTGTGGGTTTTTCACGGAACTTTGCGATTAGTTTATCGATTTGAGACAAAAGCAGTCACCCGATTCTCTGTAAGATATGCGAATAGTATCATATATGCCACCGCAAGTCAAGGATGGAATTATGAACTTTTTCTTATGCGTGGTACTCGACGTACCACTTGCGGTAGCCGGATTTGTTCTTCTCGACCACGATGCGGACCGTCAGGCCGTTCGCGGCGAGGATGGCGCACAGCGCGCGCCGGTCGTCCTCCTTTTCAATGGGAGCGGGGATGCGGGTCCAATCGTCCATTATCGCTTCGGCTCCTTTCCGTCTGTTACCATGACCACGCGCACCTTGCCGAACTGCTCAAGCACCATTGCCACGGCCTCCTTGGTCGCCAGCTTGTCGCCGTGTTCTTCGATGTCGATGATGATGCGGATCATGCGTCCTCCTTCCGCTCGCCGTAGCTGCAAAAATCATCTGCGCACATCGTTTCAAATGATTTCATACATTTGCCTTTCGGGCCGTAATCTGCCCCATAAGTATCGGGGTCATCATCCCAGTGTACACAGTCCTTGCATCGCTCCACCGGCGCAACATCAGCGGCGGGAATACTGTTGATCTCCTGCGTGCAGATTTCTGGATTTTCGTACCGACGTGTGATTAGATCAATCACAGCTTCTCGTTCAATATATTCAGCCATTGTCGTTCTCCTGTTCTTCCTCCCCGTCGGATACAGCCGCGCCCTCGTTTTCTGCAACACAGCAATCTGTGCATACGCTCTCTCCGTTTGGCAAGCCGTAGCACTTTTCTCCCGTTTCGATGCGCTTTCCGCAGAACGCGCAGTAATCCCACAGCTGTCCCATCACATTGCCTCCACATAGCACCAGCTCTGCGGTGCTTTAGTAATCGCCATCGGAACCATGCAATTTTCATCATAGATACAGGCTGTGCTTTCGTACCCGCTTTTGCTGCATGATTTGCATTTTTTCCAGGTGTGAAATTCTGTCAGTTTCTTCGGCGTTTCATATATTTTCAGGTCGACGATATGCCAGCCGTAGCCGGTTTTCCCGTTGCCGATGTAGCCAGCAAGCTCCTCGTATGTAAGACAAGATCGCTCCATGTGCTCGAAAAGCCAGTTCTGAATGCTACCATTGTCGAAAACATTGATGGGAAATATCCGGTCACAGATAAACTCGCCAATGACCTTGCTGTTTCCTTTATTTGCCCCTTTTGGGTTCTCTAAGTAAGCAGATACCGCAATAAACGAGTATTTTTCTCTTGTTGGAGCGTCCAGAACCCAGAGCGCATCATACTCAGCCATTTCCACTGTGCAATAGATATAGCACTTAAACGGCGTTTCCAGCTTTGGCCGCGTCTTGCGCACTTCAATCGTCTTTTCGCCGTTGGCGATCCTTTCCACCCACTTGGGGCGGATGCTGATAAGTACGGCTTTACTCATCTTTCGTCGCCTCCAATGCTTTCTCCGCCTCCTCGCGGGTGAGGAATACGGTCTTGCCGATGTCAGCACCATCATTACGCAGACGATACGCGCAGAACCCGTCCGGCTTGCGATTGCACGTTGACATACACAGATTATCCTCATCCGTGCAAACAGCTCTGATATCCGGGGCTTCAAGCTCCATTTCTCGCGGCACATTGTCACGGCCAGTCACCCACACCGTATCTCCCACCTTGCACGGCAGCACCACCAGCCGCCCGTCCTTGTCGGCCTCCATCAGTGCGACAATGCGCTTGAATGTCACGCCCTTACTGATTGCCTCATCCTCAAACGTCTTGTAATTGGCGCACGTCGCAGGTTCCAGCCCCGTGTCCTCGTAAGCGGCGAGGCGGCTCCACGCCGCTTCTTCCCACTTGCAATTCCTTGCGCAGTTTCCGCCAACTTCGAGGCATTCGGGGCCGAAAAAATGTGTGCAACAGATACCGTTTTCATGCGATGTTTGCTTGCTATATTTTGTCAGTCGTTCCATCACTTTACCTCCTGCATCCAGAACTCGCGGCGGCAGTCAGAGCACACCAGATTTGTACAATTCCCGTATCTGTTCCGGCAATCAGCAGAAATGCGCTTTGGGCATAGTATCAAGCACCCGCATTTGTCAATTTCGGCCTCCGATACTGCTCCAAAAACACGCTCTGCCGCGTCTTGCGCGGGTGCGCAGCAGACCATTCCTCGACAATAGCAACGATCCGCTTGTAGTCATCGTCAGACGTAAGGGAGTTGAGTGAGCATCTAACCTTTTCACACGGGCAGCCCCTGCACGATCCACAAAAAGAACGACACATCCTTTTTCTTTCTTTCAAAAATTCTAACGCTTCCATCTTCTTACCTCCTCCACCGGCATCCGTTACAGGCCCCCTCATGGGCCAGCGTGTAGTTTCCGCATTTCAGGCACAGTTCGTTCCGCAGTGTGTCAATTTCTTTCGCCTGTGCCTCGATCCGGTCGGCGGCTTCTGTCAGATCATCGCCCAGCGTAATCGGCGTTTCCCACTCGTTCCCCTCCGCCCATTCTGCGTGCTCACGCAACGCATTTACGAGTTTTTGACCGTTCATAATTCCCCTCCCAATTTCATAAAGCATCCCCAAAAGGTTTGTGATTTTTTGCCACTATGATGCCCGAAAAGGGGGCGTTCTCCGATTGCTGCCCAAACATCTGCAGCGGGGATTTGCGTTTCTGCCCACTTAAAAATCAGCACACCGTCCGGTTTTAATACGCGCATACACTCGCGGAATCCGTCATGCAGCATTTCGCGCCAATTCCCGCCGAGCTGCCCGTACTTCTTCCGCATCCACGCATTTTCACCGACGCGCCGAAGATGCGGCGGGTCAAATACGACCAGCGAAAAAGAATTGCTGGGAAACGGTAAATCCGTGAAGTCGCATAGCACGTCGGGATGCACGATGCAAGTTCGCTCTGAATCTCTGTTGGTACTCTTCCAGACCCCCACGCATTCCTCGTCCCGAACGTCACAGTAGATCGCAGCAGGATGTTGTTTATCAAACCAGATTGTTCTTGATCCGCACGTTACATCGAGAATCTTTTTACCATCCAGTCCATTCACGAGGTTTGTATCTCTCATAATTCCTCCCCCAATCTCCAATCATCGTCCCGCACCTGAAATGCGTCGCCCAGTTGGATGGTCTCTGGGAAATTGTGCTGTATGGTCTGTACGGCGTACTTGTCGATCTCGGTCGCGTAATAGGTCGCGACGGTCGCGCCCAGCTTGTCCAGCGCGATATGGCCACAGCTCATGCCGTCGTACATCGACAGCACTTCCACCGGCTCCGTGGTCAGCCCATCGAAATGGCTCATAATGTGGGCGATCACGTCCACCGTCCAGCCGTTGCCCAGCATCTTGTAGGCTTGGCTGTTGCTCACCGGGAAAACATACTCCTCTGGCACGGTTTGGAGGCGCATACACTCACGGACCGTCAGCTTGCGGATGATGTAAAAGCCGTCTCGCAGCTTGATCGGATGCCATGTGTTTCCGATGGAAATTTTCCCGTCTCGCACCTCGTAAATTTGCTTCGCCGTCGTCGGGTTCTTTTGGCAATGCCCCTCCTCGTCCGTCCGCGTCGGGACCATAGGCACATGGCCGCCGCCCATGCCCATGCTTGCCGTGATGGTCGGGCATTTTCCATCCTTAGCAAACACGCCCCAACGGGAGTGTTGGCCGTATAGACTGCCCAAATGCAAAATCCCATCTGCATCTGTGTCAACCGGCGTTGCATAAAGACCCGTCTTGGCTCCCAGCCCTCCGCCATTTCCGCAGAGGGTCACGCTCTTTCCGTCCGGCGAATAGACGCGGTATTGCTGGCTGTCAAAAGCCTGGGTCTTTGCGTCATTCTCGATGGTCCCAATCCTCACCGGCTCCGCTACCATCGTGCGGCGATGCTTTGAAAGCGTCTGCTGCGGATTGCTTCCCTTGTATTCCGTAGCCGTAATGCAGTAACTCTTTTCTTGCCACGCTATACCCGTTTCCAGAATGTCGCGCAGGAGGAGCCCACGGTCCTCCGGCTGCTCCACCGGCTGAATGCCCTCCCGGGAAAGCATGCCCCGCAGCGCATTGGTTTCATATTGGTTGACCTTGCAGCCAAAGCTGAGATAATAAGCAGTCA